ATCAAGTTCGTCAGTGAATCATCCGATTCAGGAGACTTTGGGCGTTGGTTGAAAATGCAAGATTTCCAGTTCAAGTTTCAAGGCTCGGTCGACGAAAACTGTGACGCCATCTCGAAGAAGATCTATGGAAACCTCTATGACATCGCCCCGATCGGCTCCGCCGGACGCGCCTCCCAAGTCTTTTTCTACAAGGGCAGACTGGCCTGGTTGAACAAACACACCTACCTTCGCCTCAAAGACAACGACTTCCAGATCACTCGATGGAACAAAGACAACCAACCCAACACCACCACTTGGGCCTGGCGAGATTGCAAAGTTGCAGTCCACCCTGACATCGATCTTGTTGTTGTCCAGTTCCCACAGACCATGCTCCCAGCAGCCGATCTGAAGAAACACATCATCCAAGATGATGACCTCACCTTCGAGACTCTCCCTGCCATCAGACTTTGCACTCGTCGAGAGGGGAGCTCCCTCTATCTTCAGACCCCGAACGCCTATGTCATTGGCGTCCAGAAGATCGAAGCAGGAGACGTCGTCCCAGCCAACACAGCTATCGGGTACCACAACATGAACACCAGCCCCGGAGACTGTGGAGCACCTTGCCTCGCTATCGACCCGACCCGCCAACGCAAAATTGTTGGCCTCCACTTCCTTGGAAATGGGTACGGCTCAGGTCAAGCAGTGATCGTCACCCAGGAACTTTTGGACGATCTGGAAGAGCTCATGGACGCACGTGCTGAACTCAACTACCAGTACGACTTCGCAGAGAACGACGACGTCTCCCTTGTGAAAGACCCCATCGGTAAAATCCCGACCCCCTTCGAGCCCACCAAGACGAAAGTCAGGCGTTCAGCCATGCACGGTGCTGTCACTGCCCCCATCATCAGACCCTCAATCCTGAGAGTCCAAGATCTTCCTGACGGAACGACACTTGACCCAATGGAGAGAGGAGTGAAGGGCTTTGAGCGACTGCGCGGCAATCTTCCGATGGAATTTCTCGATAGAGCCCAAGTGGTCCTCGACCGCTACATCTCTGGAGAGCCTGACATTGCCCGAACCCTGACCTTGGAAGAAGCCTGTTCAGCAGAGAACATCATTGGACTCGAACCCATCGATCTCTCGACCTCCGCCGGACTTCCCTTTTGCCTTGACCCAGGCGCCAACGGAAAAAGGAAATGGATCAACCCAGACCACACCCCCAAGCCGGAACTCCGTCTTATCATGGAC